GGCATTTCAAGTATCACCAGGTGTTCTCGTACAAGAAAAAGATTTAACTAGAATTATACCTGCGGTATCAACATCAATTGGTGCTGTCGCTGGTCAATTTAATAAAGGACCTTTAGATGAGGTCGTGGCTATTTCTAGTGAACAAGAGCTTGTAGATACATTCGGCAAACCAGATTCAACTACGTTTGAATACTTTTTTACAGCCGCTAACTTTCTACAATACTCTAATTCTTTGAGAGTAGTACGAGCATCAAACTCAGGTTCTACAAACGCTAACTCATCAGGTTCAAGTGTACAAGTAAAAAATGTTGACGACTATGAATCAAACTATGAAGATGGATCAGGCGTAGTAGGAACTTTCGCAGCTAGAACAGCAGGAGCTTGGGGAAACAATTTACTTGTTTCTACTTGTCCTTCAGCAGCTGCCTATGAACAAACAACAGCAGGCGCTTCAATATCATCTGTTGACCAAGCTGATGTAGCAATCGGCGACACAACTATTGATGTTGATGACGGAACTGACTTTAATGTTGGTGACATAGTTGCCTTTTCAACAACAGCTGCTACAGCTGATTTTGATGATGGCGAAGAATATAGAATAACAGGAATCTCTACAAACGAATTGACAATCGTACAACACCCAAGAGGTGCTGGTGGTTTAAAAAAGGCTGTAGTAGATGACTCTCACATAAGAAGAAGATGGAGATATTACGACTCTGTTGACGGCGCTCCAGGAACTTCAGCATATGTATCTGACAGATCAGGTTCAGGTGATGAAATCCACGTAGTTGTTGTTGACCAAGATGGCGGTATTTCAGGTACTCCAGGAGAAGTAATTGAAACGTTTTCTAAATTATCAAAAGCTTCAGACGCTAAAACACCACAAGGCGGAACTAACTACTATCCAACTGTAATTAAAAATCAATCTAATTACATTTACTGGATGGATCACAATACAGCTGGTTCTAACTGGGGTAGCGCTGCTGCTTCAACTACATTTACAGCAGTTAGTACACCAACTAACGAATCACTATCTGCCGGTTCAGATGGTTCAACTGTAACTACAGGTGAATTAAAATCAGCTTATGACAAATTTGCTGATGCTGATACTGTAGATGTTGGTTTAATTATGGCAGGAAAAGGTGACGCAACTCACATTGATAACCTTATCACAATAGCAGAAAACAGAAAAGACGCTGTTTTATTTGCTTCGCCAGAAAGAGCTGACGTAGTTGATATTGCAAACTCTAATACACAAACAAATAACGTGATCGGATTCTTTGATAGTATCAGATCATCAAGTTATGTTGTGTTTGATAGCGGTTACAAATACTGTTATGACAGATACAATGATGTGTATAGATATGTACCATTAAACGGTGATGTTGCTGGCCTAGCGGCTAGAACAGATTTAACAGCAGATGCTTGGTATTCACCAGCAGGCTTTAATAGAGGTATTATTAGAGGCGCTGTTAAATTAGCATACAATCCAACTAAAGCACAAAGAGATCAACTTTATCCTAAGAGAGTTAACCCCGTGTCAACTTTCCCAGGTCAAGGTACAGTTCTTTTCGGTGACAAAACTGGATTATCTTCACCATCTGCCTTTGACAGAATCAATGTAAGAAGACTTTTCATTACTTTAGAAAAGGCTATCTCTACAGCTTCTAAATTTCAACTTTTTGAGTTCAATGATGAATTTACAAGAGCGAACTTTAGAAATATCGTAGAGCCATTCTTACGAGAAGTACAAGGTAGACGAGGTATCACAGACTTTTTAGTAGTATGTGATGAAACTAACAACACAGGCGAAGTAATTGATAGAAATGAATTTNTAGCNGANATATTCATTAAACCAGCTAGAAGTATCAACTTTATCACATTATCTTTCGTTGCAACTAGAACCGGCGTTTCGTTTGACGAAGTAGCAGGTTAGTAGAGGAGAAATAAAATGGCAAACATTAACGACTTCAAAGCTAAACTTGCTGGCGGTGGCGCTAGAGCCAATCAGTTTAAGGTAACAATGCCTTTTCCTGGTTACGCAAGTGTTGGTGGCGAAATAGAAGATATGGCTTTCTTATGTAAAGCTACTTCATTACCAGCTATGAATATTGGAAACATAGATGTTAAATTTAGAGGTAGAGATATTAAGATTGCTGGAGATAGAACAATAGATGCGTGGACTGTAACCTGTTACAATGATACAAATTTCAGACTGAAGAATGCGTTTGAAAGATGGCAGAACGGTATTAACAATATGACTGACAACGAAGGTTTAACTAACCCAGTTGACTATCAAGTTGATGCTTTCATAGATCATTTAGACAGAAATGGTAATACGATTAAATCTTACACGTTGAGAGGAGCATTCCCGACAGCTGTAGGTGGTATACCACTAGACTACGAAACTACTGATGCGATTGAAACGTTTGAGGTGACTTTTAGTTACCAATACTTTGAATCAAATACTACAACTTAATTTTTAAACTAGAGGGGCTTCGGCCCCTCTTTTAAAACTAGTATAAGTAGTATTAGTATAGGAGATAAATTATGGCAGAACTATTCGGGTTTAGTATTACAAAACTCAAAAAGCAAGCAGATCCAAAACAAAGTTTTACAACCAATCAGGCTGAAGACGGTACTCAAACTGTTTCGGCAGGGGGTCACTTTGGGTCTTACTTGGATATGGAGGGTAGTGCGAAGACAGAGCAAGACCTTATCCGTAGATATAGAGAAATAGCAATGCACCCAGAGTGTGATATGGCGATAGAAGATATTGTCAATGAGGGTATTGTTGCGAATGAATTGAAAGATGCAGTAAGAGTTATCTTTAATAACTTACCATACGGCAGAGATATACAAAGAAAAATAGAAGACGAATTCCAGGAAGTTTTAAGATTAATGAACTTCAATACAAAAGGCCATGACATATTCAGAAGATGGTATGTGGATGGTAGAATATTCTATCAAAAGATTATTGATAGAGACAACCCTAAAAAGGGTATAACAGAATTAAAATATATTGATCCTAGAAAGATTAAAAAGATAAGAGAAGTTAGAAAGAAAAGACCTGATGTACCTAGTCCATCAGCTTTAAATAGTCTAGCTGTTGTAGATGAGTATGTTGAATACTTTTTATTTAATGAAAGAGGGTTATCTGGTACAACTGGACAATCAGGTGTTAAGATAGCGCCAGATACAATCGCATTTTGTCCGTCAGGTATCATAGATCAAAACAAAAACATGGTCTTATCATACTTACACAAAGCGATTAAACCCACTAATCAATTAAGAATGATTGAGGACGCAGTGGTGATTTATAGAATTGCTAGAGCGCCTGAAAGAAGAATATTTAAAATTGACGTAGGTAACTTACCAAAAGCGAAAGCTGAACAATACCTAAGAGACGTTATGGCAAGATATAGAAACAAACTTGTATATGACGCTGGTACTGGTGAGATAAGAGACGATAGAAACTATATGTCAATGCTAGAAGACTTTTGGTTACCAAGTAGAGAAGGTGGTAGAGGAACAGATATTACTACTTTACCAGGTGGTCAAAACCTAGGCGAAATGACAGATGTAGAATACTTTAGAGCAAAACTATATCGTTCTCTAAATGTTCCTGTTAGTAGATTAGAAAGCTCACAAGGTTTTAATATGGGTAGAGCGAGTGAGATTACTAGAGATGAACTTAAATTTACAAAGTTTGTACAAAGACTGAGAAAGAAATTTACAGAATTGTTTAATGACATTATGAGAACACAGTTGGTGTTAAAAGGTGTCATAGCTGAACAAGACTGGCACATAGTTAAAGACTGTATAATGTATGATTTCATACAGGATGGACACTTTGCTGAACTAAAAAACGCTGAACTTCAAAGAGAAAGATTAGCATTAGCAAATGAAATGAGAGACTATGTTGGTAAGTTTTATTCTGTACAATATATAAGAAAAAATGTTTTAAAACAAAACGATAGAGAAATGGAAGAAATGGATAAACAAATTAAAAAAGAAATTGATGATGGTATTATTCAAAACCCCATGGCTCAA